AGATTTTTATTGACCTGTTTTAATTCTACAACAAGATCAGATAATTCAGCCATTAGTTGCCTTTAATACTTTGGGGTTCTACCCGCTTTTTGATTCTGTTCATTAATCTTAGCATTTTCTTCCTCTACCCATTGTGATACTAAACTTAAATATATGTCTCTTTCAAAGGGCACCATATCCTCTAGTTCCGCCAAACTCCATTGATGATGTTGTACTAAAGCAAAATTATTGAGGTAGTACGATTCAAGTGAAGTATGACTTAGGCCGATGCGAAAAAAGACGCAAGTCCCTGTAATGTTTGTTTCTCAGTCTTATTACATTTGTTACAAGTATATTCTATATCATGTCTTAATGCTGGCATAGTTTCAAAAAACTCTCTGACTTTTTGAAATTGTCCAGAATTTAAAGAATTTAGAAAATCTTCTAATTCTTCCCTACTATGATCTTGAGCAGAGAATACCTCTTTTCCTTGAATTATTTCAGATATACTATCTCTAATCACATCCATTACCATATCTATTTGATTTTTACTAACAGTAGCCATCAAATATTCCATCTTTGGTGGAACCATACGAACTTGAATATCATCAGTTAGTTTTATCAAGTCAGTATGATCCTTATGTGTATCAATCTTTATTTCTTCAAGATCTAATTCTATTTCTACTTTATTTTCACATTCAGTACATACTATAAAAATTTTACTTTTATCACCAACTGCTTTTCCCCTAACCTTGAGGAATATGTACTCAACATCAACTAATGCAAGATTATCAATTTTAAAATTTTCAGTCAGTATACATTGACTTAAAATCTGTTTTATGGCTTTCGCCATCTCCTTTTCTTCTTCACCCTCAAGAGCCATCAGAAGAATTTTTTCTTCTTTGACTAAAAATGGTCTATATTCAATTGTCTTTCCAGTTGATGGAACTTTTAATTCATATTGTGCAGTATTAAGTTTTGGCAAAGCCATAATGTTCTCCTTTTCAAATCATTATTTTATATTACTATGGAAGTGTCATCCACTTTCTATATTTAAATGTCACACTAAGTCTTAGTATTTCTCCCCCCTGCGTGTGACCCAGCGCAATTTCACCAACTGCAGAAGGATATGCTTCTCTCAATTCTATCTTATACTTATCTGTTGCATCAGCAAATGAAGTTGCATCATTTGATAATCTAGTTATATTAATTGTTGCAACAAAATTATTCCAATAGTTAACATTACCAGTTTCAACATTTATTATATTTTCTTGCCATTTGTCAAAAAACCTTTTTACGGTAAATTTATCATCTACAATAAATGATAATGCAGCTTCTGTAAATGTTTCCCTGTAAGGTATTTCTCTTGGTGGGCCGTATACATCATGTGCATTAGATGCTATACCTTTAGTTGGAAGTGAAACAGATTCACACAAATATTGTAAATTCTCATTTACAGATGCTGACAATCCTGCAGGAAGATTACTGAAGGTTACATTATATCTATTTCCTTTAGCAAAACCACCAATTTTAGTTCTTAATTTATCTATGCTAAATATGGTTTGTGTCATTAATAGTATTCCCTGCTGTCATTCCAGACAACACTCTTTTTCTGTTTTTGAAATCTTTCAACTGGTAGGAATATTGCTATTTCCCACTCGTCTGCGTTTATCCTCACGGTATTTGAACGAACATTAGAACCAAGATATCTTTTTACACAAGGAACTGCTCTACCAATACCTTTCAGTAAATCATATGATAATTTTAATCTTGTGGTTTCATCATATTTATTATTAGTTGCATACTCAGTTAATTCATCCATAAGGACTGCTCTATCTCTTGGTGGAATATAATGTAAATTCAAACCATAGAATCCACCTTTAGCTTTCTCAAATGGAAACACTAAAGGATACATATCCCAATAAGGTAGTTTTTTAGCAAACTTTGGGTCATATTTGTAGAATAACATTTTTCCAAGTGCTGCACTACCTTCTTCTTGTCTTTTAAGAAGTTGGTTTGGAGTCACTGCTCTCATTTGAGTACTTGCACTGGCCTGTTTGACCTTCTCTCTAAACCAATCCCCCGCCGCCCTAGCTTTTGCTGTCGCGGAACTTGTCTTAATTGCTGATTTGAGTGTATCTAAAAAACTTTCTTCTGATTCTTCTGCCATAATACTAATATTTAGTTAAATCTTGTTCAGTTAATATTTGCCAATTCCAATTTCGGGCTTCACAGTAAGTTACCGCTGCTTTCCACTTTGCTTCATTGACTCCCCAAACTTTGACCTCTCTGATAAATCTTCTTCTATTTGATTTTGGTTTAGGTGGTTTAGTTTGAATTTTTGATTTGATTTCTATAAGAGTTTCACCTTGTGAAGTTTTTACCCAAAAGTCGGGGAAATAACGATGGACTTTACCATCAATGGGAGAGCGATAAGGGATAACAATCTCTTCACTTGACCACTTTAATATAGAATCATTACCATCAAGATATCTCATGAACTTCAGTTCCAACCCCGAGCGATAAAATATGTTACGGTAATCTCCCCCATATTTGGATATGTTTTTTGGTTTATAAAATCCTTTCTTAATCCTCATATAAATATGTAGTAACGGCAGAAAACCGCCCAAATCAAATTATCAATTTAAGGAACAAAAATATGGGAAGTCATTTAAGCCACCATTCAGTTGAAAGTACTATAGCGGCCAATAAACTAGACACCAGACAATTCACATATCCAAAAAATACTAATCCCGGCTTACCTCATTATATAACATTTACTGCAAAAAGGTCATATACTTCAACAACCTCTACAAGAGGACAAGATAATGGATCAGTTGTTTTATATATGCCCCCCGATGCTTTGAAAACTTCATACAGTCAAAGTATTGGTGATGTAGAAATGGGAGGTTTTATTGCGTTAGCTGGTGCAGATATGAAAGATGCTGGTGCACAAATGCAGCAGGCAATCTTGCGGGAACTCTGGCCGCGGTAGGTGCATTAAAGGGTAAGGTAGAAGGTGCTGACAAATTAAATATTTTAGCGGATGTGGGTAAAGCAGCTGCTGGTGGGGCCCTAAAAAAGTTTGCTGGTACTCAAGGAGGTCAAGCAGTATCACGGGCAACTGGACAAATTTTAAATCCACATAAAGCAATGGTGTATCAAGGGCCTGGTGGATTTCGTACTTTCTCTTTCACTTTTGTACTGGTGCCAAAGTCTGAGAGCGAAGCCAAAGAAATTTTTAATATAGTTAAGTTTTTCAAAAAGAGAATGCATCCTGGCACTGGTGCGGGAGGAATTAACGATATATCATCTGTTACCTTAACATATCCAGATGAATTTGAAATAAAATATTATGTTAATAATAAGTTAGTTGATGGTAGTGATCCTACTAAACCATTATTTAAAATTCATAATTGTTTTATGGAATCTTTTGCTACAGATTATACAACATCTTCACTTGTTTCTTTTATGGATGATGACCAACCACTAACTACTACAATAACAATGTCATTTAAAGAAACACAACTTCTTACTAAAAAAGATATAGACGAGGGCTATTAATATGTCAGAATTTTTTTCAAATTATCCAAGAATAGCCTATGATATATCTGGTAGTAATTCTGTAGTTCCAGATTATACTGTTGCTGTCAATTTAATGATTAGAAACAAGTTAAAAGAGGCAGTTGAAGATGATATAACAGAATTTTATCCTTATATTATTCCAGAAGGTATGCGTCCAGATGTTCTTTCTTATCAGTATTATGGAGATACAATTTATACTAGGACAATATTTCTTGTAAATAACATAATAGATCCTTATTGGGAGTGGCCACTCAGTTACAAAGATTTTAGAGAATATATGACAGACAAATATGGTTCAATACCAACAGCTCAATCTACTATTCATCATTATGAATATATTGCAAGAGCCAGAGCTGAAGCAACAGGGACTAGTGATCCAGTTCCAGCGTATAGATTAGAAATTGATTATCAAACTTATACTGAGACAGATGTTCTTGAAAGAGAAATAATCTATTCATACGGATATGAACAAGATCTAAATGAATCAAAAAGAGAAATTCAGTTAATTGATTCTGCGTACATACAAACTGTTCAAGATGAAGCTAGAGGATTATTTAGATAATGGCAGATACATTAAAGGATACGGAAAAGAAATCCGCATTTAATCCTAAAAAGCAACCTCTCAGAGTTGGGGATTTTAATATCGTTAAGATGTCGTTAACATCTGCGAACCTCGATATAGGAGAGGGTGATAAGGTTGAATTTTTAGACCTTACCACAAGTGTTTGGCATGAATTAAACTTTTATGAAGATATATATTCTCCAATCGTTTCTGGTGATATTACACTTACTGATACTGTAGGTCTGATAGAATCTTTTCCTATTATTGGAGAAGAAATACTTGATGTTTCCTTTTCTACCGCAGGTGCCTCTCTTCCACCTACTGCTGGGCCACCAATACCTGCAGGGCCCTCTCCTGTATCAGAAGCCCCC